GAAGTAGAACAAGTAGCAGAGTTATATCCTGTGGAAAGACAGGCAGCTAAGGCTGTTACCTTTGGTATTATGTATGGTGCGGGTGCAAGAAAAATCAGTGCAGAAGTTACAAAAAGCTCTGGTTCTTTCTTCAGCCCAAGCGAGGCTCAAGAAGTAATTAGTGATTACTTTAAATCTTTTAGTGGCCTGAGAAAATGGATTACTCAAAATGAGAAATTTATTGAAACGAATGGTTTCATTTATAGTTACTTTGGTAGGAAGCGACGCTTACCCAACGTTGACTCTTCCGATAAGGCTATTCGAAGTCATACAATTAGGTCTGGTCTTAATTTTCTGGTGCAGTCTACTGCTTCTGATATTAACCTTCTAGGTGCAATTGACATGAATATTTATATGAAAACTCATGGTATGAAATCAAAAATATTTGCTCTAGTTCATGACTCTATTCTGGCAGAAGTCCCGAATGATGAGATTGAACACTATAGCGAGAAACTACAACACTTTGTTCAACTTGATAGAGGTGTCAGTATTCCAGGTGCTCCCGTAGGATGCGACTTTGAAATAGGTGACGACTACTCTATGGGCAAGTGGGATAAACTATATGGTAGTGACATTTAGAGGTCTTTCTACTATCTCTTTTCCAATCTATCCACTGCCTTCTTCTAACTGGGAGGCAGTGGACGGATTGTTATTTGTAGATGGTAAAGTAGTAGACGATAAAAATATGTCAGGAGAAACTCTTGGTATACGAAGACTACAAACCTCTTTTAACCTTCTTCCTTTAACAAAAGCCCTTGTTGATTTTACTGGAATGATAAAGCAAAGAAAAAATATATTTATAGATAGTAAAGGAGTTCCCTTTCTTTACCATAAAACAACAATGGTTCCCCTTAAATATAAAAAAATTAAACGAATAGATAGAAAAGTTGTGGCAAGTGTTCTTTATTTGGAAGGAGAGAAACAGCCTCTGAAAATTATTCGCCCTCCCGAAAATGGTATGACGTGGGCAGGAGTACTTTACTATCAAGGGCTTCCTTGGAAGTTATACGAGTATGCTGAAGAATATCAGAAAGATACTCGGAGAAAAATATAATGGCAAAAAGAAATAGGCTAATATCAGCCGCTAACTTAAGTTTACAAGAAATAGAACCTCTTACAAAGAATCAGTTAAAAACTTTTGAAGCCGACAAACACTTAGTATTACATGGAGTTGCAGGTACAGGTAAAACTTTCATTTCATGTTATCTTGCCTTTGACGACATACTAAAAAATGATAAAGAAAAATTAGTAATTATTCGAAGTGCAGTTCCTACTAGAGATATAGGGTTTCTTCCAGGAAATGAAAAAGAAAAAAGCTCAGTATATGAAGAACCTTATAAAGATATATGTATAGAGTTATTTCAGCGAGGCGATGCCTATGAAATACTTAAAACGAAAAGTATAGTACATTTTATGACTACTTCATTTATTCGTGGCATAACATTAAGAGATGCCGTAGTATTAATAGATGAGTGTCAAAATATGAGTTTACATGAATTAGACTCGATTATAACCCGAATCGGAGAAAACTGTAGAGTTATTTTTTGTGGAGACTTTCGACAAAGTGACTTATCAGACAATGGTCTTTCTCAGTTTATAAGGATATTGAAAGCTATGGGAGAGTTTGAATTAGTTGAATTTGACCCAGTAGATATTGTAAGAAGTGGCTTTGTTAAAAAATATATAATGGCAAGAGTAGACCTAGGAATATGAAAGCAGTATTAAGTAATCGAATCTATATGGATTGCGGAGACGAGCTAAGAAGTAAGATTGATAAAGAACTTACTTATAAAGTTCCAGCTCCCAATCCCGTAGACCCGCCTATTGTGATTAAAAACATGGGCATTGTTAATAGAAATCTTGTTACACTGCCTATTGGTCGTACGGATTTGATTCCTGATGACTATGAAATAGTTGATAAACGAATAAAGATGCCTATAGAGTTCCCAAAATTTAAGTATGATTTAAGGGACAGCCAAGCAGAAGTCTATAATGACATAGAAGATAATGCAATTATTAATGCTTGGGTAAGCTGGGGTAAGACCTTCACGGGGTTGGCCATAGCTGGAAAACTTGGACAAAAGACCCTAGTAGTTACTCACACAGTGGCACTTCGTACACAGTGGGCAAAAGAAGTAAAGAAAGTTTATGGATTTGAGCCAGGGATTATTGGTAGTGGAAACTTCGATATGGATACTCCTATCGTTGTCTCGAACACTCAGACTCTCTACCGAAACATAGACAAGATTAAAAAGGAATTTGGGACAATCATACTAGACGAGATGCACCACGTAAGTAGTCCAACTTTTTCCAGAGTTTTGGACACAAATTACTGTCGCTATAAAATTGGGCTATCAGGAACGATAGAAAGAAAGGATGGCAAACACGTTGTATTTCGTGACTATTTTAGCCCAAATGTGTACAAACCACCAAAGGAAAACTTTATGACTCCTTCGGTCGATGTTTTTCGTTCAGAAATACGTTTTATGGACGGAGCAAGAACACCTTGGGCGACCCGAGTGAACAATCTCGCTAACAATGAAGAATATAGGCACACAATCGCTATGTTGGCAAGTGCTTATGCAGCGAGAGGGCACAAAGTCTTAGTAGTCAGTGACCGAGTTGGGTTTCTAAAAAGATGCGCAGAGCTCAGTGGTGAAGATGCAGTTTGTGTTACTGGAGAAGTCCCACACGAACAACGTGAAGATTTGGTAGATGAGATACTTTATGGTAAAAAGACTATACTCTATGGAACTCAATCGATTTTTTCTGAGGGCATCTCAGTAAATAATCTAAGTTGTCTTATCCTAGGTACTCCTATCAATAATGACCCTTTACTTACACAGCTTATTGGTAGGGTTATTAGAAAAGACGAAGGCAAAAAATCCCCAAAAATTGTTGACATTCATTTAAAGGGAAACACTGCTAGAAAGCAAGCTTCAAATAGGATCGGCTATTATATGAAGCAGGGTTATGAGATTAAACAGCTATAAAAAAATAGTTCTTGACAAAAGTATAAATATTTGGTATAATAATGCTCTTATTCAACTGGAAAAAAGTTTTTAGAATTTCAAAAGGCAATTTAAATACTTGTCTTAATATTATGCGTACTATTACGTATAAACCAACACCAAAGAATAAGTATGATTCAGCGTATAATTACTCTGACATCGACTTTACGGGCGAAAGTTACTTAGTAAATCCTGAGAAACTTTTTGAAAACGCCTACAGATATACAGAACGAGAAATCGGAACGTATATATCTCTTGCTGCAGCTAGAAATTTAGCTAATTTCTTAGCAACAGGAGATACAACTATAGATACTCTTCTTCTTCCTGAAGATGAGATAATTTTTGAAGAAATAGACAATAACAGGCTACTTAGTGTAGATGAGGAAGGTAAACTTCATTTTCTATTCGAAGAAGTCCAAACGGAGAAAATAACATGGCATTAGCATTTAATCAAACCAAAGGCGAAGCACAGAAATCTAGCATCGTCACATATCAATACAACGACGGAGACAACAAAGTTCGTCTCGTAGGAGATGTCCTCGCTCGTTACGTGTACTGGGTAAAAGGTGAAAACGACAAGAACATTCCTTTAGAGTGTTTATCCTTTGACCGAAACGAAGAACGTTTTAATAACAAAGAAAAAGACTGGGTTCGTGAGTTTTATCCTGACCTGAAGTGTGGCTGGAGCTACGCTATGCAGTGTGTAGACAATGGGCAGGTTAAAGTCATTAATCTGAAGAAAAAGCTTTGGGAGCAGATTCTTACTGCTGCTGAAGACTTAGGCGACCCAACAAATACAGAAACTGGTTGGGACATTTGTTTCAAACGTGTAAAGACTGGACCTCTTCCCTACAATGTTGAGTATCAGTTACAGGCTCTAAAATGCAAGCCTCGCGCTTTGACTGAAAGTGAGCTAGAAGCAGTTGTAGATATAAAGTCTATGGACGAAGTAATGCCTCGTCCAACTCCAGACGCTCAGAAAGAGCTGTTAGATAGGTTGCGTAATGCACCATCTAAAGATGAAAATGATGTTGAAACCCTGGAAGATGAGTTTAACATCGGATAAGCTGGAGGCTTTTATGTTTACTGAAAACATTGCAAAGCCTTCAAAAATTATACCCTCTAAACCTCTAACGTATAAAGGCATTAATTTTAGGTCTACTTTAGAGGTTTATTGGGCTGTATTTTTTGATAAAATAGGTATTAAATGGAGCTATGAACCAAAGCACTATAACTTAGGTGAGTTGGGTAATTATTTACCTGATTTCTATTTGCATAATGTTACTTATTGCCACAAGTATTTAGACTGGAGCTATTCTGGCGCAGGAATGTGGTTTGAAGTAAAAAACCCACAAGTATGTACTGGAATAGTAAAAAGTGAATATAAGGATCAGCCAGAGAGAGAGTTAGACAGTAATTCTTTACCGTATAAAAAATTAGAAGACTTAGCATGGTTAACGGATCGTCCAAGCACTATAGTATGGTATAGACCAAACGAAATGTACACTTTAGTAAGATATATAGGTAAGGAGTTTGGTAGAGGTAAAAATAAATTTCTAGACAGATTTAATACTACAGTATTTTACCCAGTATCTTATGAACCTAATTGTGGTGAGGTAGATCCCGATACTGGAGAATATTTTCACGATTACGAAGAATGGATAGAAGAT